CGCGCCAGGCGAAATTGATGGAACGGTCATCGTTAACGGCGACGTGCAGATTGTTTTTACGTCAGAGCAGGAAATTAAAATCGGCGATGTGGTTGATATTGATGGCGCAGCGTACCGTGTTGTCAAACCGAATCCGGTAAAACCTGCAGTGCTGGTGCTCTGCTACAAAGCGCAACTGAGGGCTTAGCATGGGCGAGAACGCGGCTTTCTTGGCTGAAATCACGGCTTTTGTTAACAAGGCGAAAACGAATCAGGAAGCAGTGGTACGCGCGGTCGGAATCAAAATTCTTAACCAGCTGGTGGTGATGTCCCCAGTGGGAAACCCGGAGTTGTGGGAAGTTAACCAGACAGCTGTTTCCTATAATCGCGCTGTTTACGACCACAACGAGGCGCAGCGCGCCAATCCCGACAACCTGACCAAAACCGGGCGACTGAGGAAAAAAGCCCGGGTGGTGGATGGGATGGATATCAAAGCACCGCCGGGGTACACGGGCGGACGCTTTCGCGGTAACTGGCAGGTGTCCTTTGATGCGCCAACGACTGACGAGACAGGGCGTGTTGATAAGGCAGGTGATCTGACAAAAGCGGCCGGGAACTACACGCTATCGCTCTTCAAAGTCGGGATGAAGGCCATTTATTTCTGCAACAACGTGCCCTATGCCTACCCGCTTGAAATGGGGCATTCCACACAGGCTCCGGGCGGCATGGTCCGCATAACTGCAGCTGAGTTTCAACGCTTCTTTGAAGAATCTGTCAGGGAGGTGACTAAGTGATTCCTGATATTGCATCTGCACTGGCCGCCAGACTGGGTACCTGGGCCGATGTCGAGGGCATTTCGGTTGCTTGGGAGAACGTGCCGTTCACACCTCCTGCTAACGAGATGTACCTGGCCGTTCACGATATGCCCGTTACGCCGCGAACAATCGATCTCGGATTGCGCAGCCGGACTTATTCTGGCGTGTACCAGATTAATGTCGTGGCGCCAGCTGGCTCCGGCCGTACCTCCGTCGTTGCCCTGGCGGGCAGAGTAGCGGAATTGTTCCCCGAGGGGCTGGAAATTGCAGGCAAAGACTTTACCTGCTGGATTAGCAGCGCGCCTGGCATATTCCGCGGCGTCCCTACACCTGTGTCCTACACCGTTCCTGTCAGCTTGAATTATCGGGCAGACATTAGCAGCTGATTCCCCTCTGATGTCCCACAACTGACCGGCCTTGAGCCGGTTTTCCCGTTTCTGAAGGAGAAACCATTATGGGCTTTGCACTGCCTAACGGCGCTCATGTTTATCTGGCGTCGGGCTACGGCCCGGCCATTACTTTCACCGGCGCGACGAATGCTGAGCACGCGGTGATCACCGTTAGCGCCGCAGACGATATCGCGGTCGGCGATATCGTTCACGTGAACTGCAACTGGTCGGGTATTGATAACGTTATCGCGAAAATCGACGCGATTGCGGAGAATGCTGTCACTCTTCGCAACATCAATACCACCAACAAAAACAAATACGCTGCGGGCGGTGGTTCCGGCTCTATTCGCAAAATTGAAGAATGGACCGAACTGCCACAAATCACTGAGGTATCGAAATTTGGTGGCGATCAGAACACCACGCAGATTCAGTTCCTCAGCGATGATCGCCAGCGCAACCTGAACACCTATAAATCCGCAGTCTCGCAGACCTACTCGATCGCGCATGACTCCACGCTCCCGGTATATCCATTGCTGCGCCAGCTGGACGAAGACGAAGAGACCGTGGCGGCTTATATGTACGTGCCGAAGGCGAAGGAGAACCGTTACTGGGCGGCCACGGCATCTTTTGACGACACGCCGACTACTGCGGTTAACGAGGTAGAGACAGTGAGTGTGGTGCTGAACCTGCAGTCACCGGCGATGACGTTCTACAAGGTGACTGACGCTGCCGCCTGACCCGTCAGAGCTTTCACCATTCCATGCCTCCCATCACGGAGGCTTTTTTTTCGTTAAGAGGTATCGATGGCGACCAAATTCACTCTTCAGCCCAAACCAACATTTAAAGCCAATGTCTCGATCCCCCGAGCCGGCGATGAGGATGGCGTGCTGACGTTCACATTCAATCACAAGCCACTCAAAGAACTGGCGGATCTGGAGAAAATGGAAGGCAAAACCGCCACTGATTTTCTGATGGAAATCATTGCTGGCTGGGCACTTCCCGATGCATTCAACGCGGAAAACCTGTCGGTGCTGCTGGAAAACTATCCGGCTGCAATGAAGGCTATCCCTGAAACCTACTATCGCGAACTGATGGGGCAGCGCGAAAAAAACTGATAGCGGTTGCCTCTGCATTCTATACGCCTGAACCCACAGCGGCAGACCTGGCACCCTATGGTCTTACGCCGGATGACTACGACGATCAATACATCGACGTCTGGCCAGATGTATGGCCTTCATTCCTGGTGTTTCAGGCTGTCAGCACGCAGTGGCGCACGGGCATGGGAGGCGCATCAGGGCTTGATTACAACGTGCTGCCCTGGGTGATGCGCCTGCACCACGTCGACGACGAGGCAACCGCGCTGTCGGACATCCGAATCATGGAGAGCGCCGCACTAAAAGTTATGCATAAAGAGAGGGCGGAATGAGTAACGACATCGCCACGATTTCCCTGCGCGTAAATACCACTGAGCTGGAGCGTGGTAACCAGGCACTGGAGCGCTTTCAGGAGACCGCGACCGCCGCTGCAGGTAAAGCGGATGACCTGAACAGTACGTTCCGCACCGGCATCGATAACCAGAAGAAGAACAGCGAAAGCCTGAAGCAGCAGCGTCAGGAACTGCAGAACCTGCTGAATAAAATTAGTCCGGTAAACAAGGCGCTGGATGAACTGGACACTATCCAGGAGAGCCTGGCGAAATTTCGCGGTAAAGGGCTGGTGGGAGACGAGGACTTTACTCGTTACAACAGCGTGCTTGAGACGACGCGGGCAAAACTGGCACAGGTAATGGAGTCTGAGACCGCAGAGGGGCGGGCTCGCATTGAGCAGGTTCAGGCAGCGCAGCGGGCAACTGCAGCGGGCAAAACCTTTATCGATTCGCTGGAGGAGCAGGTCACAGCAATCGGAAAAACGCGCGCAGAACTGTTAGAGCTAAAAGCTGCCCAACTCGGCGTATCCGATCGTGCTGCACCAATGATCGCAAAGCTGAAAGAGCAGGAAGAAGCATGGAAGTCTGGGGCTATCAGCGCGGGACAATATCGCAATGCTATGCGTTATCTCCCGATGCAAATGACCGACATTGTGACTTCACTGGCTTCCGGTATGCCGGTTTATATGGTTGCTATTCAGCAGGGCGGTCAGCTACGTGACTCGTTTGGCGGTGTAGGCAATGCTTTGAAAGCGATGTTGTCGATGGTGACTCCTGCCCGAGTGGCCATTGGTGGCCTGGCTGGCGCTGTACTGATTGCGGCCAAAGCGGGAGCAGACTACTTCACCGCCTACGACGAAATCAACAAGGCCATTATCAGAACTGGCAACATTGCCGGCACGTCAGCGCTCCAGATCATGGCTTCCTCCCGGTCTATTGCTGCCTCTACTGGCGCTACTGTAGGAACCGTTCAGAGTTTGATGACTGAGCTGGTTGGCATGGGATCGCTGACACAGCAGCAACTTGAAAAAGCAGCGGGCTCCACGGCGCTGGCGGTTCAGACCGGTATAGTCTCGGCGCAGGACATTGCCAAAGCCTATAAGGAGATCGAAAAAGACCCTGTTAAAGCGCTGCAGAGTCTCAACGAACAATATAATTTCCTGACCGTTTCACAACTTAAGCATGTTGACGATCTGATAAAGCAAAAGGACCAGACCGCAGCCGTTACGCAGGCTATGGACCTGTTTGGCGATACGATGGCAAAACGTGGAGAACAGGCTTACGACTCGCTGACACCGTTTGGTCGCCTGTGGCTGGATATCAAGGGCTGGGCGTCTGAGGCCATGCAGAGTATTGGTCAGTGGGTAGCTGAGCTGGCATCAAACACCCTGAAGGAATTCAACGCAATTTATTACAGCGTTGCGATCGTTTTCCAGAAGCTGAACCAGATCATTTCTTCCTCTATCGCTGCCGCGATTAACCTCGTTCCCGACTGGGCGAAAACAGATACTTTGCAGGGATGGCAGGACTACAACGAACAAATGGCCGGCGCTTATGGCGACAGCGTTTCTCAGCTGAAAAAAGACTGGGATGCGGCTGATATCAGTGCAGGTAAATACCTCGATACGACCAGAAAGATAAGTACCGCAACCACCCAGAAGGATCGAGAAGGAGTCGCTTCTTTTGGCAAAAAGACCAAAACCGGAAAGCAGGGCTCTTTATCGGCTGGCGATCGCAGCACGGATGCTGCCCAGACCGAATTACTGGCGCTTCAGGCACAGTTACGCGCGCTGAAGCAGCATAAAGGGCTGAACGACACTATCAGCCAGCAGCGCAAAGATCTGTGGACGACTGAAGCAAAATTTCAGGTGCTGGAGGAGGCCTCGCGTTTACGTTCACTGACAAAGCAGGAGAAATCCCTGCTGGCGAGTAAAGACCAGGTGCTTCAGTTGGCACGGCAGAAAGCCCTGTTAGGTGATCAGATTACCGCACAGGAACAGCTGAACAAGCGAATGGATACCTCGCAGAAATACGTCACTCAGATGACAGAGAAGCAGGCTGCATTAGTGAACGGTGCCGGGATGAGTGACCGTCAGGCACAACGAGAACTCGCGAAAAGTCAGCTTGCCGCTGGCTGGAAGAATGCTGGAGGTTCGCTTGACGACGAGGGCTATCAGAAGCAGCTTAAAGCGGCGAATGATTACTATGATGCAGAGGACAGGTTGCGTGGCGACTGGCTCACCGGCGCGAAAAAGGGCTGGGCTGAATTTGAGGACAGCGCGACCAATGTTTACTCGCAGGTGCAGACGATTACCAGCAATGCGTTCACCGGGATGGCCAGCACCCTGTCAGATTTCTTCACAACAGGTAAATCTAACTTCTCAGATTTTCTGACTACCTTCCTGAAGGGCATCGCCCAGATGCTGACGCAACTGGCCCTGGTTAATGGAATGAAGTCAGCCTTTGGTGGAACGGGTATCGGTGCCTTCTTTGGTTTCTCTGGTGGCGGTCTGGTGCCGGGTTTCGATAGCGGCGGTTACACCGGTGATGGCGGTAAATATCAACCGAAAGGTGTAGTTCACGGAGGTGAGTTTGTCTTTACGAAGGAAGCGACCAGTGCGCTGGGTGTGGGTAATCTTTATGCGCTTATGCGGGGCGCTCAAGGTTATGCAAACGGCGGCTACGTCGGAAACGCTCCGATGTACGGATTACAGGCTGCTGGTTCAGGGAATGTGACGGTGCAAACGTCTGTTGTTGTGCAGAACCAGAGCCCGCAACAGCAAACAAACGCTGGTAGCGATACGATGTCCCGAGCCTATAAGCAAACTATTGATCAGTCAGTGCGCGAAGGTATTGCGAAGCAATTAAGGCCCGGAGGGCTCATCTGGAATGCATCCAAATCACGATAACCCGCTTCGGCGGGTTTTTTTATGCCCGGAGAAAGTATGGCAATCGAAACATTCACCTGGCGAACACAGATACAGGCGGGAATGGAAGGAACGTTTACCCATAAAACCCGCTCTGCAACCTTTGGCGACGGCTATGAGCAAATCGCCGGGGAAGGCATTAACCCTGAAAAGCAGTCATGGCCTGTCACACTGACGGGTAAAAAAGCGGACATGCTTCAGGCCCTGAAGTTCTTTCGTTCTCACGTCACCAAATCATTCATCTGGATATCGCCAGTTGGCGAAACTGGGCTCTACCGGATTGAGGCTGAATCAATCAAGTCACAGCCCTTATCCAGCAACGTTCTGACTATTTCCGCAACATTCAAACAGGCGTACGCTCCATGATCACAGAAGACTATCAAAGCCTTGAGCCCGGCAACAAAGTCCGGTTGATCGAAGTTGATGGCTCTACGTTCGGCGTGGATGACGTACTGCGATTTCACGCGTACAACCTCCCGCACACGGAAGAAGAAATCGCCGCCGCTGGTGGTGATGAATCAAAGCTGGAGGCGAAAAGCATCTGGTGGCAGGGGGAAGAATATGCCGCCTGGCCGTATCAAATTGAAGGGCTTGAAGCGTCCACAGAAGGCAACAGCGCCCAGCCAACGCTGACGGTTGCAGATATCGAAAGCAAGATTACAGCGCTGTGCCTTGCCTATGACGATATGCTACAGGCGAAAGTCACTATCCATGACACCTATTCGCACTATCTCGATGCGAAGAACTTCCCTGCAGGTAACGCAACAGCTGATCCGCAACAGGTCAGAAAACGAGTTTTTTACATTGATAGCAAAGCCAGCGAAATTCCGGGCGAGAGTATCGAATTCGTACTCGATAGCCCTATGTCGTTACAGGGAAAGATGATCCCTACACGTCAACTTCATTCTCTGTGTACCTGGTGTATCCGGAATAAATATCGCACCGGCGACGGCTGTGACTATGCCGGAACCCGCTATTTCGATAAAAACAACAACCCGGTGAGCGACCCTTCTCTGGACGAATGCAACGGCACGCTTACGGCCTGTAAGCTCCGGCATGGAGACGGTAACGAACTGCCGTTCGGTGGGTTCCCCGGCACGTCTTTGATCAGGAGCTGATATGCGTCAGAAAACCATTGATGCCATTATGTCGCATGCTGCTGCTGAATACCCTCGCGAGTGTTGCGGTGTGGTGGCACAGAAAAGCCGAGTTGAACGTTATTTCCCGTGCCGGAATCTTGCCGCGATGCCGGAGGACAATTTTGTCCTTTGCCCTGAAGACTATGCAGCTGCTGAGGACTGGGGGACGGTGATCGCCATCGCTCACAGTCACCCTGACGCCACGACACAACCGAGCGAACTGGATAAAGCGCAATGCGACGCAACGCTTTTACCCTGGCATATTGTGAGCTGGCCGGAGGGGGATTTAAGGACCATCCAGCCGCGCGGGGAGCTGCCGCTGCTGGAGCGCCCGTTTGTGCTTGGTCACTTCGACTGCTGGGGACTGGTGATGAGCTATTACCGGCAAACGCACGGGATAGAACTTCACGATTACCGGGTCGATTATCCCTGGTGGGAAAACGACTATCCGGACAACTTCTATCAGGATTGCTGGTATGAGTGCGGATTCCGTGAATTCGACGGGCCGCCAAAACCAGGCGATATGGTGATCATGCAGGTTCAGGCTAATAAATGGAATCATGCTGGGATTCTGCTTGAAGGCAACATGCTACTGCATCACCTTTATGGACACCTTAGCCAGCGTGTGCCTTATGGCGGTTACTGGCGTGAGCGAACGGTGATTGTTTTACGATACAAATCATTTATATGACATTCTTACGAGGTATTTTACTCTACACCATCAATCAGCTTGTTTAATTCTAAATCATTTTTTGAAAGATTAGGTATATTCTTCACTTTAGACTTAAGAGAGAAATACTCTTGGGGTTGTACAGGTATTTCATCAATAAAATATTTTTCATGGCTTTCTTCTGAGGCATCAATATAAGATATTTTGACAATGGTTTTGGTTTGGTAATTGATTATTTTTTGAGGGCTGAATTTCATATTAAAATCTATCATCTCGCTCTCGACGCGAGACAATAGCCATAAATTTTCGTTTCCAATGAACATTGATAGCTGCCCTTTACCGCCGCTAGAACTGGATTGTCCATTGAAGTAATTTACAGGGAAATACTTCTCTGTTGTATTGGGTTTTATTCTGTAGTCAGTAATTTTTAATATCAATATTGTATCCAAGTCCGCTTTAAATGCTAGTATCGGATATCCTTCGTTTTCTATTGAGAGATATTCGGTCATGTATTTATCTCCTGAAGGGTTTTTCGTATATTCTTTTTTGAAGGTGAATATTGGTGAGTACTGTATTTTTGCGGCGCGAACCTGTTCTTTGCCTATGCCATAGGCAAAGTAGGTGGCAACTCCAGAGAGTATAACGCTCACAAAGCTAAGAAGGATGGCAGCTTTTTCAAAAGTATTGTTTGTAGACATTTTAATCAATGCAAATCTAAGAGTTAAGGATGGCGATAGTTTATAACAATGATTTGTGATTTGTAAGAACGTAGTAAGCAATAGTCATTTTTGAAGTTATGCATAGATATTGAATGGAGGCAGTTATGCAGATTAGATCTGAGCCTGTCAGACTAATAAAACTATACGGAGTTCTCGGAGCTACCTTTGGCCGCGAATTCAAACTTTCCGTTTCTTCACCAAAAGAGGCCATCCGCGCCCTGAGCATTATCGTGCCGGGTTTTGAGCGTTTCCTGAATACCAGTAAGCAACGAGGTTTAACTTATGCGGTATTCAGCGGGAAACGGAACCTTTTAAACGATGAACTCAGTATGGACAGGAGCACAGAGGAAATCCGCATCGCGCCGGTGATCATCGGCAGTAAGCGAGCCGGGGTGTTTCAGACAATCCTCGGGGTTGCCCTTGTCGCTGTTGCCGCGTTCGTCACGGGAGGGGCCGCGATAGGGATTGGAGGTACCGCTTTCGCTGGTGGCTGGGGCGCTGTGGCGGGGATTGGAGCATCAATGGCAATCGGCGGCGTAGTCCAGATGCTTTCTCCACAGACAACCGGGCTCGCCAGTAAGCAATCTGCGGATAACCAAGCCAGCTACGCCTTTGGTGGAGTAACAAACACGACAGCCCAGGGGAATCCGGTACCGCTTCTTTACGGTAAGCGCCGCATCGGTGGTGCGATCATTTCTGCTGGCATTTATGTTGAGGATCAACAGTAGCCATAGTACCAAGCTAAGTGTATCTTCTTGAAAGAACGCATTATATGACTGGAAACGCTTATGGATGGTTATGCAATAGACTTTCAAGATTTGCTTGGAATAAGAAAATTAAACGAGCCTGGTTTGGACAGAAGGGCGTTCACAAACTGGGCTGAAAACCAGATTTCTGCCGGCATTGAGTCTTCAAATCTTTTGATTTTGGCATCTTTGGGATTAGATAAGGAAATATCAAAAGATGAGGTGTTTCGCTATTTTGATGGCTACGTTGATGAAATTGGAGAAGTGATGCCAACTGAACGAGTAGCGTTAATATTGTTACTACGACTAACATTCAAAAAGCTCGCCTATTCTGAACTTGAGGATGATGTCTGGAGTGAATTAACTAGAACTTTTGTTCAGTGGTATGACTTGCCAAATGGCCTTTTAAATAGAGTAATGACGTACTGGAGCGCATTGCATGATGATTTTATCAATAATTATGAATATGAGGTTGGATATTATTACCTGAACTATCAGCGACACGGTGACATTCCTCGCTCGAAACAATTAGAGTACGTTCGTAATTGTGCAATTCGCTTTCTCCGTATTTTCGATGAACACTACTATTTCGGTTTGCTAATCAAATAATATTTAATTCAACATCGCTCTGATCATGGCCACCTCCGGGTGGCTTTTTTTATGGAAAAAATATGGAAACTGCAATCGCTATAAAAGGCCGCAAGGGCGGCAGTTCCAGTTCCCGAACCCCTACCGAACAGCCTGACGATCTGCAATCTGTAGCAAAGGCAAAAATCCTCGTTGCACTAGGGGAAGGTGAATTTGCAGGGCAGCTGACGGCGAAAGATATCTACCTCGACGGAACGGCTCTGGAGAATGCTGACGGTTCCCAGAACTTCGGTGGTGTAACGTGGGAGTTTCGGCCAGGCACTCAGGCACAAAAATACATTCAAGGGATCCCGGGTACCGAAAACGAAATTAGCGTGGGAACTGAGATATCGAGCGCTACAGCGTGGACGCGCACGTTTACCAATACGCAGCTTTCAGCGGTTCGCCTGCGCCTGAAATGGCCTTCGCTTTTCAAGCAGGAGGACGACGGCGATCTGGTCGGTTACTCGGTTAATTATGCGATTGACCTGCAGACAGACGGCGGCACATGGCAGACGGTACTCAATACCAGCGTGACCGGCAAAACGACTTCAGGTTACGAGCGCAGCCACCGTATCGATTTACCTCAGGCTGGCAGCACCTGGACAATCCGACTGCGTAAGATTACCTCTGATGCAAACAGCGCGAAGATCGGCGACACGATGACGCTGCAGAGCTTCACGGAGGTGATTGACGCCAAGTTACGCTATCCAAACACTGCGCTGCTCTACATCGAATTCGATTCCAGCCAGTTTAACGGCTCTATCCCGCAGATCTCCTGCGAGCCCCGCGGCCGCGTTATCCGCGTTCCGGATACTTACGACCCCGAGACCCGCACGTATAGCG